GGCTCATCCAAATGCAACAGGTTTAGAAGAGAAAAAATAAGGTATTGGAGAAGTATTATGAATGACAAAAAAGGATTGACACCTAAACAAGCACATTTTCTTAGGGTATTGCAGGGTTTTATACACCAAAATGGGTATTCTCCCTCCTATGAAGAGATGAAACAAATGAATGACATGAAATCAAAAAGTAATGTGCATGCCTACGTGCAAGCACTAAAAAAGCGCGGATATCTTGACGATATACCGTATTCTAAGAGAAGTATTGTTGTATTACCATAGGTATTGTATTGTGCGCTGGATGCTAAAAAGTTTTTTTGTTTTTTTATTTACCGGGATATGCCAATACCGTAATACCTTTTGCCAATTCTCTATATGGGATAAGGGATACCAGGTATTACGAAGGTATTACGAGTTCATGGTTAAAGAGTCAAATTATTGTATATTGGAGTTAAAATGAGTGAAAAAGACATATATAACAACAAGTTAAAGGAGATTGAAGAGAAGGTGGTCGGTAATACCATCCGTAATACTCGTGATATGGCATTAAAACACCCAAGAGGTGCTGATGGTCTAACAGATAGACAAAGAATATTTGTAGATATATATGTTGCTAACGAAGGTAGGATAACACCAACAGAGTGTGCAAGACAGGCTGGCTATAAACCTGAACGTGCTGCAACAACAGCTTCTGAGTTATTAAATGTAAAGAAATATCCTAAAGTGGTAGAAGTAGTAAACAAGAAAAGAAATGAGTTGTACGAAACACACAAGGTAGAAATGAATAAGCATGTAACAGAATTAGCAAGATTGCGTGAGAAGGCACTACAAGACAAATCACACAGTGCTGCTATAAATGCAGAACGGTTACGAGGACAAGCTGCAGGATTGTATGTTGAGAGAAAAGAGATTAGAACAGGGTCTATTGATGACATGTCTCGAGACGATGTACTAAGACAATTAAAGGAGCTAGGATTAACAGGTGAGTTTAAAAAAGAAGGAGCCAACACAGTCTTATCGGTCGAAGAGAAATCCGATAGCGAGGGACCTAAAGACATCACGCCAGTACCATCAAAGAGTCAAGAAGAGTAAGAAAAATTATGCCCGCAAAGACGGAAACAAATTTTTGGAAGAGTTTAAAGACATACTTAGACGATGGTAATTTTATTGTATCACGTATTGAGTCCTACGTTACGCCTGGTTTCCCGGATTGCGTAGTATTTCATAAAGACACAGGATTTTTTACTCTTGAATTGAAGGTGCTTAAACGTAATAAAAATAGTACCACAACGGTACTAATTTCACCCTTACAAAATGCATGGCATGTCAAGCACAGTATGGCTGGAGCACCAGTATTTATTATGGTATACGACCCAGACACACGCACCGTAAACGTTTTTCACGGCACCGAAACTCCCAAACTCCGTCAAAAAACCACCCAGAGGCCAAAGTCCTTGTGGCATGGTCCAGTAGCCCGGGCGCCCGCTGGTCTTCTGGCAGCTGTTCAAAGCTCCCAAACTCCCAAACTCCAACAAAACCGCCAAAAATTATAGTCGATGTCCTCCTGCCTGTTGCCCGGCGCCCGCTGCGCCCGCTGGTCTTCAGACTGGTAACTTCTGCCATTGACATGTGGATAACTTTATGCTATAATAGGGGCAGAAATAGAAACAAAGGAGTTATTATGGTATTACCAGAAGATAAATACGATCCAATAGTGGATGCGTTAAATAGAATCAACGAATCATTAGAAGAACAGAACGATACCTTGCGAAAGATATCACATCATTATGATAGTGTTGTTCCTGTCATGAAGCGAAATGCTGATAGAGTCGAAGAGGCACAGACAGATAACAGAAGTACACTAGACAAGATGTACGAGGTGTTTAGTAACTGAAAGTAGGCAAACTCCCAAACTCCGATAAGTACCACCCTCGCCTATAAGTGGGGGTGATATGGCTGAGCTGGCGCCCGGGCGCGATCCCGTTAACCTGAAAATTTTTTCTGCGGTTTTCCGCCATTATTTTTTGAGGCGGGGCTTGACAACACACGCTTCCGGATCTATATTGATGGTAGAATGATAGAAAGAAGAGGTAAATATGGACTGACTAATGATATTAATACCTGTAAAATTGGCGGTTTTCTGCCTTTTAGCATGGTACATACTAATATACTAAACAGCTGCGTAGCTGCAGCAGGAGATGCAGGTGATGCTGGGGCCAGTGCTGCCTGGCAGCAGGAGCTGCTGGAAACTCCAAACTCCTGGAACAACCAACCAGCATAATGTTGGCTGGTTGTCCACTAACTACACCGGGCGCGCCGGGGAACTACTGAGATATGATATATCATAATAGAATGAAATGGTTTGGTACTGCACAGTACAGGAATGGAGTTATTCACAAGATATTTGTAAACGTTCTTGGAAAGAACTTCTTGGTGTGGTATAATAAGGATAGTTAACTAAGAGGCATGGTAGTTATATCTGTAAGTCCTAAACTAATTGTCACTTTAGTTCAGTCGACAATACAGGGGCGATACCAAAACTATTGCCCCTCAAAACTCCCAAGCTCCCTAACAACCAACACAACCAATACCTAAAGCTCCCACGTTTATCTACCGGGCGCCCGCTGGTTTGCTGAACCTCACCCTTTCACATCTGCCATCTTGCTACCAGTTGTCTGCCCGGGTGCGACAATTTGTCATCTTATTATTGTCTTATTTATGTGTATAGTAGTAGATTAATAAATAGAAAGAGAAAGATATGACTAAGAATGAATTTAAAGATATTGTTAAACGTGGTTTCTTTAGCTGTAAGTGGAGAAAGAACAATGGACAAATAGGACACATTAAACTAGGTGTGCTTGGTAAACTTGGCTATAGATTCACACAAGAGAAGAGAGTAACAGAACACCCTAACTATGTGTTAGTGTTTAAGATAAATAGTAGAGCTAAAGAAGGCTTTCAACGTTGGGCTAATGTAAACCCTGACACAGTCTTTGAGATTAGTGGCAAGAGTTATCCACAATGAACGCTATATTATTCTTAATAGGTGTATCTATTATGTGGGTTGTAATGTATAGCTTTATTATAACAATTAGTTAAAGGAGAATTAGAATGACTAATGAATCTAAAGAAGTAGTTAAAGTAGAATCAGTAAAGGGTGTAGACATTACACCTGTACTTACTGAAGTGGTTGAGTATGCCAAGGATCAAGCTAGTGTTGGCGATCTTGAATCTATCATTTCAAGTGTTCCTCGTAAGGATAGCTTGGATTGGAAGTTAATAAGTGGTGTACTATGTAATTCTATTGTTGAATGGATTGCAGAAGATAAAGATAATCGTATGCAGTTGCTACATCATATGCAAGGTGATGTTGGCTATCTGTTAAAGCGACTAGGTTTAGCTGGTTAGTCTCAGCTAATTCTCGACTAGGGTAAGACAGCCACACTACTTACCCTAGTTACTCACAGCCTGTGGATAACCTGTGGATAACTTGCCCGGGTGTGACACTATGTCGCAGGCGGCGCCCGGGACCTAAACGACCCCCAACCCCCCCTTTTTGCGTAAGCATGCTTTGAATTATGTAGAGGCAAGTTTAAGAGTGACAATGTTCGTAAAAAACGTTATAAAAAATTTTTAAAAAAATTAAATCGTTTATGGCTTTTTTAGTTGCGAACTTACCACCTATAAAGGTGTTTGTTAAAAAACAATATTTATATGATCACAAAAAAGGACAAGGAGAATTTGTAGAAGGTGTTTGGATTAGTTGTAAATCTATCCAAGGTCGAGCACTCTACTTTGAAACGTATCTGCCGGAATATGGTGCTCTATATGATAAGCTCCCTATTAGTGCTTTTGTCACTTCCCCTACTGATCAAGATCTTCCTTTAGAAGAACTACAGCTGTGGGACGCGTTTAGTTACCACTTTACTATTGTAGAAAAAGCTTCGCTTTCCGGCGTTAGATGTAAATACCTTGCGCCATCGAAAAAATGGTACTATGGTGAATACTTGTTTACGATTGACAACTGCCATGCGGACAGTAACACCTTAAACACATCTTATTCTGAGGTCCCAGAGGAGCATAAATCGTTTAACATACTAGAATTAGACAACGGTCATTACGCTGCACAGCCAAATAACCGTGTCATATTCTATGATAAGTCATTAACGCCGTCAGAAACGACGCAGCCTGATTTTAAAGTGTCAACAGAATATTATTCTGTCGAAAATAAATCAAAATGGACTGCTGGTGACGACGAAAACTACTTTTATGACTTAAAAGAGCAAAAATGAGCAATTTAGAGACGCTTGATACCCAAACTTTAAAGTATATTCTTAAAAATGCGTTGTTAGACAAGCAAGAAAAGTCACAAAATGATTTTTTGTCGTTTGTCAAGACTGTTTGGCCTGATTTTGTAGAAGGAAAACACCACAAAATATACGCAGAGAAGCTAAACCGTATTGCAAAAGGCGAATTAAAACGTCTTATTGTCAATATGCCACCCCGACATACAAAATCGGAGTTTGCATCTAACCTTTTTCCTGCTTTTTACATGGGCAACCATCCAAAGGCCAAGCTCATCCAAACAACACACACAGGCGAACTGGCAATTAGGTTCGGTCGGAAGGCCAAGAACGTTATAGAGTCGCCAGAGTACGAAACAGTTTTTCCTACAGTCAGATTAGCAGCTGATTCAAAGGCCGCCGGCCGTTGGGAATCAAACCATGGCGGTGAATACTTTGCTGCAGGTGTCGGTGGTGCGATTACAGGACGTGGTGCCGATTTACTTATCATTGATGACCCTCATTCAGAGCAAGATGCGCTTTCACCGGCCGTTCTAGACTCACATTACGAATGGTACACATCCGGTCCGCGTCAACGTCTACAACCTGGCGGTTCAATCGTTGTCGTTATGACAAGATGGTCAATAAAAGATCTCACTGGACGGCTGCTTGAGGCCCAGGGTAAGGCAGAGGATTCTGACCAATGGGAAG